CGCCCCGCCCAGGTCCGCGCCGCGCAGGTCCGCGCCGCGCAGGTCCGCGCCGCCCAGGATGGCCCCGCCCAGGTCCGCGCCGCGCAGGTCCGCGCCGCGCAGGTTGGCGTCGCGCAGGTTGGCGTCGCGCAGGTTCGCGCCGCACAGGTTGGCGCGAGATCCGCCCTCTTCATCATCCAGCCAGAGGCGGTGCAGGCGCAGCACCTCGGCCAGTTCGTCAGGTGTATAGCGTTTCATGGTGCCTCCTGTGCGGCCTTGTAGTTCATGATGATTCGCATTTTCATTCTCCATAACGAGCAGTTTCAGGGATTGATGACCAAGCGAGAATCACCACATCACACCGAATGCCTACAAGCCGGAAGGAGGGGGACAGGTTGTCCCCCTCCTTGGCAGTGGTGTTCAGCTTCGATCCCATCCCTCGGATGCGCGGAAGCTGTGCCAGGAGTCGCGGCCCACGACCACATGATCGGCAAGGGGAACCCCCAGGCTCTCGCCTGCGGTGCGAAGGCGGTTGGTGAGGGCGCAATCCTCACGGGATGGCGTGGGATCTCCGGAAGGGTGGTTGTGCCAAGCCAGCGCGGAGGTGGCGCCATATCGGAGGGCTTCCCGGAAGAACTCGCGGGGGCTGATGAGGCAGGCGGTGGCGGTCCCGTGGGCCAGCACACGGTCGGCGAGCAGTTCGCCCTTGGCGTTGAGGGCCAGCATCCCGAAGCGCTCCTCGGTCCAGCCCTGGACCTTGGGCAGTAGGTAGCTTCCGGCGGCCCTGGGGGAGGAAATGCGGGGGTGTTCGAAGCTCCGGGTGGAGCGACGCTGCACTTCCTGGAGGACCGCGAAGCGGGCCATCTCGCCCTTTGTGAGCCCCAGGGCCTGAAGCTCAGACGGCCCCATGGCCACCAGGCGACCCAAGCTCTCGGCCTGAAGAAGGATCTTCTCGGCGCGACCGGGACGAGCGCGGTGCAGCATGGCCTGGATGATCTGGGCATCGGACAGGGACTCGGGACCGTAGAGGGCGACGCTTTCGGCGATGGTGAAGGATTTGGGTGATGAGGATCCCTGAAGGGAAGGCTGTTCGAATGGATATTCACGTTTTGATGGCTTCATGGCCTACTCCCACAGCGATGCGATGTCCTCTGGCGTGGTCATCCAGTCGGGCTGCTCGTGCCAGCAGACAGTGAAGTCGTTCGGCGTTCTTGCAAACTGTTCCGTTCGCGGATGGCATCCGTTATTCCAACGGATTTTTTCCATCATCGATTCTGATATTGCGACCTTGAGATCCCACCCGTACACGACTTCCTTTGTCCGCAGCGGATAGCCTGGGTTTGCCCCTACCCTTGGCACGACGGACATGCACTTCGGCACAGGCATGTCTACCTGCATCCTCACCAGTTCGTCTTCAACCATGGCGCACCAGTTGACTGACGAATACGCGTGTAGCGATTCAATCCGAATCGTGATCGGGAAGATGTCGAACTCGTTGTCGACTCTCCCTTTGTGTTCGTAGTTCTTTGGCACGATTGACGTGCATCCACCCTTCACGACACGCAGCGGCACCGGCTCGTGCTTCTTGATGAGGTGCCTGAGTAGGTTCGCGTCCGGGTTCTTGTAGTTGTCCCTCCCGTGACTGCGTTGCCTGAAGATTGCGCTGATCTTCGATCCGTAGAGATTGCATCCGCATGTCTGCGGTGTGTCGTAATCCAGCGGGACATCGAGCTTGGCCTTCATTTCATACTCGCGCTTCACGCGCTCGATGTCGCGATCAGCCTCGGCCTGGATTTCTTTCGTGCGTTCTTCGAGCGTCTTCATTTCCGCGTCTCCTTCCCCACGATGTCGACGAGGCGGGCGATGGCCTGCGCAGCCTCGGCTCCCGTGATGGAACACTGGATCTTCGTGATGAGGCCGCGTTCTTCCACCACGAATCCGGGAAGATGGCGCACTGCCTCCAGTGCATTGTTCAGTGTCTCGCTCGTCTTCAGTTCGAGCCCATGGATTTTCAGTTCGGCGATCACAGTTCCTCCACTGTCGCGATGCAAAGCGGGCGCTCGTTCTTCACGTTGCCCTCGGTGTCCACAAAGCCAGTCCTCGCCGACACGAACCAGCGGCGAGGGTTATCGGTAGGTTCCCAAGCGGTAACAACCAGCAGTTTGCCGTTGTCGAGCTGAATCCACGGCCAGCGTTTCTCGATGACCTCGCGCAGTGCGTTCGATCGAGACTTGGCGAGGACGATGTGTTTCCGCTGGTAGTTCAGATTGATCTCGTACCTGTGGAGCCGCACGGCTTCCCAGACGCGGTCGAAGATCTCAAGGAGGCTGAAGCATGGGTTGAACATCACGCCTCCACCAGTACGGGGTTCACCGTTCCGGTCACAGCCACTTCCTTCAGGTAGCAGCCGAGGATCTTGTGTTGCCGGATCCAGAACGTGTGCTCCACGCTCCCGCGATCGTGGTCTCCGATCTCGATGCGGATCATGCGCTCCAGCTTGCGCATGCAGTCGATGGGGTGGACCGATTCACCCATGCCTCTCTTCTGGTCGATGTAGCTGACCAGCGCGGCGCGCACGTCCTCGTGCTTGCCCATGAAGCGGTTGAGGTTCTTGTTCTTTGTGGGCATCTTGGCTCCTCTGCGCATCCCGGAATGCGCTCGTTGGTTGTCCGAACTCCGGGGTTCGGTGTGCATTAGCACAAGCCAAGGGCCGAAGCCCTGGCTTCTACTAATCTGTGCCACCAATGGCATCTGAGCCTGTTGCCTTGCGCTCGATGCCTGCGATGGCCTTAGCCTCGGCTTGCTGGTGCATCTGCGACACCATCTGATGCGTGCTTGCCGTGCGAGCTTCGATGGATGCGAGCCTGCGGTTGGCTGCGTCGATCTCGATGCCCTGCTTGCAGATAGCGTGGATGCTTTGTTCGACCATGCCGATGTGTTTCTCCAGCATGCCCATGCGCTGATCGATGCTCGCAAGGATGCGGCTCGTCTCTGTGAACGCCTGGATCGTGGCCTTGTATGCTTCGATAACCTGCACCCGGGCCTCGCTCATCACGGGCTCTTGCACTTCCTCGGGTTCAGGCTGTTCGACCAGCTCGTAGGTGCCGCGCTTCGTCCTCCCGATCTCGCCCGAGAGGATGAGGTAGTCGACTGCGGTGAACAGTGCCGACGTTTTGTGCTTGAACCCCGAGACCACTGCGGCCTGAATCAGGTCGTCCCTGCTCACGCTCTTGCGCTGACTGATCTGTTCCCTCACGAAGTCGATCGCATCCTTCGTTGCGTTGTGCATCTTCTTGCTCACGGTTCCTCCGTAATGCCAATCGTGAACGCGACAGCCTTCGCGCTATCGCAACCGTAGTGGGCCAGCGGGCTTCCGAAGACGGCGAGCGCTATTGCAAACGCCGTCCAGTCCCGCCATGTGAGTTGTTTCAGGCGGCGAATCACAGGAACTTCTCGATCCAGATTCCGACGACGGCATCACTGAGTTTCCCGACAGCCTCCGCGATCTCCTCTTTGGTGGCAAAGGCGATGTCGATGCGGTTGGGAAGCGAATGCGTCGGCCTGCGGCCATCCCTCGCGTTGCTGATCGCCCGTGCGCATTTCCACGATGGAGACTCGACCACGACGCAGATGACGCGCTTGCGCTCGTCGGTTTCGATGAAGCAGACCCCCGGCATCCGCATCTCGGGCGTGAACGACCCCGGCTTCTCGTATTCGCGGATGTTCTCGCCCGTGAGGATCGAGAAGGCGGATGCGACGGCCTTCGTCTGACACCCGAACCTCTCTTCATCGACAAGGGCCTGGAGCTTCTGGCCTTTCTCGGAAAGCTGGGGCCGCTCTTCCTTGTAGCTGTTCGCGATCTCGACTGACTTGGCCGCAGCCTCAGTGCGTTCGACGAGGAGGTCGATGATGGCGTTGCGGCTGCGCTGTGCCTTGCTGATTTCGTTGGTCATGGTTGCTCCTTTCACTTCTGCCCCCGCTTGATGCTCTTGATCGCCTTGGCTGTGTCTTTGGCGTCCCGAGGCGGGATGTTCTTGATGGTGGTGAGCGCCAGCTTGGCGCCGTTCAGGATGATGAGGTTCATGGAATGCTCCATGTCTGGCCCTTCGTTGTGCGCTGGGCTGGTGGGCCGATGACCACACCCAGGCCGACTCGTGCTACCCGCAACGTGTCGAAGGAAGGGAGGCCGAAGCCTCCCCTCGATCCACACGTTCCGTCTACTCGGCGACGTTCTTGCCAAGGCCGACAGCGTCGGCGTAGAACCGGACCTCACCCGTGTTCGGGTTGGCCCATCGGCGCACGTTCTTCCGCATGAGGACGTTCAGGCTGGTGTTGTAACCCGCCAGGGCCTCCGGGTTGAAGTTGGAATGGGTCCGCTTGATGACGTTCTTCTTGGCGTCCTGATAGACCCGACTCTCGATGAGCCGGAGCGTGAGGTATCCGTTACAATCCTCCGGGAGGATGCCGTCCTCGATCGAGGTGACGCGAACCCGAAGTTCCACTGCGCTCGTGCTGATCGTGTGGACCTTGACCGGCCCGTCAGCCGTCTCGATGGTCATGTCGTCCGGGTTGGTGATGGTTGCCTTCCTGTAGATGGAGCCCGCCTTTTGGGCGGACACCCACGCTTTGTCTCTCATGAACTCGCGACGACGGGCCACCGCCTCCTCGTCGGAAGCGATGATGGCGTCGATCGCCGAGGAGCGCCGCGCCAGCACTTCGAGCGTGTCGGCCTCGATGATCCCCTGCTTCGCCGCCTTCGCGAGCGCCAGGTTCACCTGCTTCGCTGCCGCTTCTTGCTGCTTGCGCAGGGCCTCCAGGATGGCGTCGAGAGCGTTGGTGGTGCTGCTGTTCTGGTTAGCCATGATGGCCTCCGTTGAGGGACTGGTGCCCTCGCTTTGGTCACGCCCGTTCGACTGCGTGACGCCTACTTAGAACCGGGCGAACTCCCGGTTGTCGGGGCCTGGAACCTCCCGACCCGTCCCTCTTGAGACGGTCCCTACTCGCTACCAGGAACGAGTGTCATCCAGCCTTTCTCGCTGGATCGTGAGCCACGGGCTCAATGCAAGGGCCGAAGCCCCTGCCTTCAACCCGTGCCCGCCTACAGCAGGATCCCCAGCCCGTCCTGGGCTAGTTCTTCTGCGCTCCGCTCCTTGAGCTTGGCTTCCTTGTCCGGGAAGCGCTGGTGCCACGAGGACTCCGCGTCCTCCTGGTCTTCCGCCAGGATCACTACCTGGACTGTTCCGCCCCCTGCCTCGATGGCGCGGAAGCGTCCGACAGACTTGTACGCCAGCCTCATGCGCTGGCCCATGAGGATTGTCGTCGAGGCCAGCCCGGCTCCGTTCTGCCAGTCTTCGTTTACCGCCTGGGAGGCGGCTCCGATTGCAGCCAGGGCGACCTCTGCCTGACGGGCATCTTCTGGCAGCTTCTCGACTGCCTCGAAGGCAGCCATGGCCGCAAGACTTCCACCCTGGGCAGCTATGCCCAGGAGTGCCATGTTCGCCTCCTTTGGCGTGAGGTCGAGGGATCCGTAGACCCGGCTGTTGATGGTGGTGTAGAAGTAGCCCATTGTGGCCTCCATGCACTCTTGAATGCTTCGCATGCCGGAGTGCTGCGGCATTGCGAACCGACCAGTTCATCCGGTCGATTGAAGGGAAACTTGTTCCCCTCAATGGGCCGGATGGCCCGTGCTGCATCGGATCCTCCTACCTGCTGGCCTGAATCTCAGCCATGACCTTGTTCGTCTCTGCCTGGTCGAAATACATGAACATCACCAGGAACCCCAGCGTTGCCACTGTGAGCAAGATTCCGACTGCCTGCACTGTGCGCAGCGCAATGTGCTTGATGACTTTGAACATGGAACCTCCATGCATCCTTGCTGCTTGAACCATGCACGGATGCTTATGCTATGGTTCGGGGTAGGGGTCTCACCACACCACGAGGATGTGAGGGTGAGGATTGGTTGGACGGAGGACAGGGCTGGACCTGCGAAGGAACCTGCGAAGGACGGGTCATTCCCCTACATATGACCGTGCCTCACAGATAACCGCGACGATCGGACAGCACGGCGCCGCCGATTATTATCAGGGGATGATAGATAACATCGCCCCCCTCACCACAAAGGGGGGGATCCCCTGAAGGAAAGACCGGGTGGGTCGTTTACGTTTGGGCGGGACGAGAGGGCCGATGAACCGAATCGCCTGGAGAAGAACGGCCCTCTGGGGGAACAACGAGAGATGGGGTGGGTAGTGAGAGAGTGGGGCCCATTCCACTTCGGACGGGTTTTCAAAATACTCGTCCCGGCCATTCGAGCCGTGAGCGTCCATATAGCCGAGCAGCAGAGAGCATGAGCTTCACGCCCCGCGAGGGCGGCAGCCCGAGGCCCACCATGCACACGCGACCTTGTGGCGGATGCGAGTAGCCCCCTTTATGCAGGCCCGACCGGATCCCTGATGAGATGGTTTCAGACCTATAGATAGTCGCCAGATCGCTCGTAAGTGTAACTTCACTGATATTGAGAATTGCGGACACAGAGCATGCCGGTATTTTACCGCACTTTCTACACTTAACGCGGAAGGTTACATTATATCCCTCTTGGGTAAACCTCTCAGGTGATAGGCGACGACGTAAGTTTTTGCATGCCCTGCATAAAATGGGATAGATAACTTGACAGGTTAATCCAATGGTGGGAGGATGGAGTCTAAGCAGGGGGAACAGTGGAGATAGCAGGCGGGCTTGTTGATCCACGGGCGAGGGTGTTGCTGTCGGTGGTGATGAAGGTTCGGCACGAGGCCGCGTTGCGGATCCTCATGTGGATGCTGGAGGCGGAGGTCGATCTGGTCGTGGAGGTCACGATCGCGGATCTGGCCGAGCGGATGGGGTGCAGCAAGGTCTACGCTCACCGGATGGTCACGATGCTGTGCGACCTGGGGCTCGTCTGCCCGGAAGCGGCAGTGAAGCGCGGGCGGTCGCGGGCAGCATGGCTACTCTCGCCCCCCATGTTCCTGCGGCGTGGCGGGACCGATGCTGCCGGAGCGGAGCGGATCAAGGAGCGGTTCGAGTTGTCGATGAAGGAGTATCGGCAAAAGGGTTTAGAGAAGGCGAGGAAGGCGGAGCTTGCGGATGTGACCCCAGAGCCCATTGTTGTTCCAAACGAGGATGTGCGAGAGCTTGAGGCGTTGAAGTCGAAGGTTGCTAAGGGAGTTCGGAATGCCCGATCCAAAGTCGGTTGTTAAACTGAAGCCGCTATCCAAGAAGGCGCAGAAGGAGGCGGCGCAGGTTGTCCCGGCTGGCCCTGTCTTCCACCGGATGAACATCTCGGATCGGGTCAACGCCTGGTTCGATGAACATACCTGCCAGGGGATCGGTGATGTGCGCGGGCTGGTCACGGCGGATGCGCTGCTGGCCAACGAGGATCGCAACGAGTGGACGATCGGCCATCGCAGGCTGGACCGTTCTGCGGTGATGGTCCTTATCGTGGAACTGCTTTTCGAGTATCCGCTGACAGAGATCCTGCGGATGACGGGTATGCCTCGCCCGAGGACGCTGGCTTCGTGGCTGGAGCGCTACCCATCCTTTGCTCAGGCGTTCGAGTCTGGCGAGCGGATGCGCGGTCTGCTGAAGGCGGAGGAGGCGCAGGAGATCGCCGACACCGCCACCGAGAAGAATGTGAAGTCGAAGAAGCTCCAGGTGGACGTCCGACTCCGGCTGGCTGAAGCCTACGATCCCAAGCGCTTCGCCCGTCGTGCGACCGACGAGGATCCGCGTGACCTGTCGAAGCTCACCGACCGGGAGGTCGAAGACAAGTTCAAGGCGTTCCTGGAGAGCAACAAGCAGGCCCTCGAAGACCGGCTTGGTGTGCGCTTCCTCATGGACGACAAGGGCAACCCGATCGGAGCCATCGAGAGGGCTTCGGTTGTCGAGAGCATCCCCAAGGCCAAGGCGGTCAACAACGACTTCGACATCCCCGAGGAGGATCTTTGAGCATCCCGAAGCACAAGTGCTGCTGGCATCGGTTCTCGCCGGTCTACATCCGGGTTCACTCCGATGAATGATCTGAGGCAGCAGTCCAACCAAATCGAAGAGATGGTGGCGGTAGGACGCGAGTTCGTGTCCCGCATGGCCGAGAAAGCCTATGTCTCGATGGGGCTCGCGGCCAACCCCTACAAGAGCCAGATCGACGTTCTGAATAGCCACAACATGATCCTGGCGCTGTTCGGCGGGAACCAGTGCTTGCATCCCGGATCCGAAATCACAATGGCCGATGGGACTAAGCGCTACGCCCTGGATGTGGTGCGCGGCGACTGGATCATGGGCTTCGACTTCTCCACCGGCAGCTTCAGGCCGACGAAGGTTCTCGAAGTCTTCTTCAATGGCCTGAAGGAAACGCATCTCTATCAACACCGCCACGGCATCGTCTCTTCTACGAGAGCCCACCGATTCTGCGTTGTGCATGGCAACGGGAACTTCGGGTGGAACCGTGCGGCGCGCTTCCTCTACAACAACCGGATGGCCGTCTCGCGCAACGTGAACTCGGGCGGATGGGAGCCGACGGACATCGTGTGGCGCGGCCCTGCGGGGTTCGTGGAGACGATCGACTTCCACGTAGACAACGCCGACAACGCGTTCGTGGCCGACAACCTTGTGGTCCACAACAGCGGCAAATCACACGCTGGCGCACACAAGATGGCGTGGGATCTCACTGGCGTCTATCCCGACTGGTATCGCGGGAAGCGCACCATACGAGGCATCGACGCCTGGGCGCTTGGCGACACGAACGAGAACACGCGTGACAACTGCCAAAAGAAGCTGTTCGGCGCCAACCCAGACAGGCCAGGATGGACGGACCGCCCAGGCGAAACGGCGCTTATCGCGAGCCGCTACATCATCGGGAAGCCGACACGGCGGAGCGGTGTGCAGGGCGCCTTTGACACCGTGCGCGTGAAGCACATCCCGAGCGACACGATCAGCACTGTGACCTTCAAGTCGCACAGCTTCGACCTCCAGGCGCTCGCATCGTGGACTGGCGACTTCGTGTGGTTGGACGAGGAGCCGCCGCGCCGAGAGGTTATCGACGAACTTCTGATGCGTATCATTCGCCGGAAAGGCCAGTTGATGATTACGTTTACGCCACTCCTTGGCATGACGGAAGTGGTGAAGTTCTTGCTCACTGCGCCGGAAGATATTGTGGCCCGCGACTTCCTTGGATGGGATCAGGCGCGGCACCTTGGCGAGGACGAGAAGAACAAGGTTCGCATGCTCTACGCTTCGCAGCCTGGAGTCCTGAAGGCGCGCATGGAGGGAAGGCCGACCGCAAACAGTGGCTTGATCTTCCCGTTCAACCGGAAGGACATCTGGTTCGACAGGTCGAAGATCGTGATGCGCGACCACTGGCCCACGCTTGGCGGAATGGACGTGGGCTGGCGACACCCGACAGGTGCGATCGCCATGGCCAAGGATCCGCGCACGGGCATCAAGTACCTCTACGCCTCCTACCGTAAGGCGGAGACGCACTACAAGGAGCATCACGACAGCCTGCTTCAGTGGGGCAACCTGAAGTTCATGATCGACCCCTCCTCGACACAGGTGGACAAGGCGACCGGCAACAAGATCCTGGAGGAGTACTGGAAGCTTGCACACGGGAGGCATTGGGCCGACATCGACGAGATCGATCGGAAGTATGTCCGTGCGAACAACTCGTTCGCCCCTGGCATGAACAGCATGTTCCTGGACTTCGTCTCTGGGCGGTTAAAAGTAGCCTCAGACCTCGACGACTGGTGGGATGAATACGAGGGCTACGCCTGGAACAATGAAGGCACTGGCCCAGTCAAGAAACGCGATGACCTGATGGACCCCACGCGCTATGCGAACATCTCCTTCGATGAGTTTGCGCGTAGTCTTGACATGACCCCGACCTGGGAGTCGGTCGTCGATGCTGAAGAGACGTTAGCTTCGGTCGATCAATGGAAGCCCTACCGGGCCGGGAGGAACTAGGATGGACGGAGAACTCACACTTTCCGGTGGAATGAGGCCGATGATGCGGCCCACGGTCAGCCCTGATTCAATGATCGCGAGCTTCGGGCCAACTGTTCAGGAGCAGATCCTTGCGCTCCAGCAGCCCGTGAAGATGCTGATGGAAGAGCCCGTGCGCGTCGTGGATGTCGAGGCGGCTGGCATCATCGAGCGCTTCCAGGAAGAGGTCCGCCTGAGCCGCGACCACTATCGCAGCCGACGCGAGCGGTGGGAGAAGGTCCGGTCCTACATGAACGCCGAGGATCCTGCCGAGATCCCGCCCGGCTACACCGAATCGACGTTCTTCTACCGTCGTCTCCCTCGCATCGTGGAGACCGGCAAGAGCCGCCTGATGAAGCATGTCGCGCCAATTCATGCGACCGTCTGGGGCCTGAATGCGACGGCACAGGACAGCGGGGCTGATGGCGTGAAGGAGAAGATCGGGAACCTCATGCGCAGGATGAAGGACGACTACGAGATCATCGGTGAAGAAGACCTCGTGGACGAAAGCGGCGACCTTGTGATGCGCTACGGAACCGCGATCTGGATCGGGCCGTTCCACTTCTCTGCGCCTCGTTCTCGATGGCAGGGCGGCACACTGCGAGTCGTGGAAGAGGACATGAACCGCCCGATGTGGGAGGTCTGGTCTCCGTTCAACATCTACCCCGATGCCCACGCCCGGAAGCAGGCAGACCTTGAGCAGATCCATATCTACGATCCGATGACCGAGAACCAGCTTTGGCAGCTTGCCGATTCTGGAGACCTCGATCGCGAAGCAGTCGAGGCGCTGCTTGACGACATGCCGGATGGGAACTTCGCCGAGTGTAAGGAATCCTGGGACACGCGCCCCGAGGACTCTCGCCTCTGGGTTGTCTGGCGTCGGTTTGGCCTCGTGACTGAAGAGGTCACAGGCTACGTGAAGCGCAAGAAGCTGGACGATGAACCGAAGGCGATGCTTGCCGATGATGGCAAGCCGATCCTTGGCGGGCGCCAGATGTGGGACACCTGGTACTGCGGCGATCAATTCATCCTGAAGTGCAAGCGCCGCGTCTTCCGGCCAGACACGATCCCTGCCTATTTCGTTCCGTTCCGCCGCGACCCGGATAGCGTGTTCGGGATTGGCGTCGGCGAGGCATGCATTGAAGTCCAGGAAATGCTGGTGAACATCGCTCGCAGCCTGGACGATGCGCTTCTTGATACGAGCGGGTATCAGGTCGCGATTGATGCTGCTGCTGTCACCAACACCGACCTGAAGGTGAGGCCGCGCAAGACGTGGACGTGGCGACGCAAGGCGAAGGACGCGCACATGAGCGGCCAGCGGGCCGTCGACTTCTTCGCGGTGCCGTCCAACATCCCGCATCTCCTCCAGGCGTTCTCGCTGTTCGAGAGCCTGATCCCGGTTGTGTCCGGTGTGCCTGAGACGCCGACGGGGCAGGTTCTCGGATCCGGCATCCGCACCGACAACATGCTGAATGCGACCTACGAGGTCATCGAGGAGTTCATCAAGACAGGCGTTGGGAACTTCGACCGTTTCCTGTTCAAGCCGCGCACCCGCGATCACTACGACTGGATCCGATCCGTCGAGCCCGAGAACGACGACTACAACGTCGACATTGCCGTCGTGACCACTGGCGTCAAGGGCGCGCTGAAGCGTGAGCTTGTTGGCCGGAAGCTGAAGGAGATGGCGCAGGATCTCAATCTGCTTGGGTTCAGCGATTGGATTGATCCAATCGAGGGCGCTCGCACGGTCATCGAGGGCGTCGGCATGGATGGCGAGCGCGCCGTCCTCACCGTCGAAGCCTACCTCGCCAAGAAGCAGGCCGAGCTTGCCGAGAAGATGGCGGAGACGCAAGCTACCCGTGGCGTCGAGCATTCCCTGAATGCAAAGGAGCGCGCACATACCAGCGCTCGCGATGCGATCCTCCAGGGCTTCAAGGCGACTCGCCCCGACAACCCGCTGTGGCCACTCTTTGCCGAGCAGCTTTTCGAGTTGACCGGCCTCTCAAACCCGAAGGTCAACGCGGCCATCGGTGTCTGGATGCAGGCGCTCATCGCTTACTACCAGAAGCTCGGGATCGCCAGCCAGGAACAGGTTGCAACCCTCATGGAACCCCCACGTTCCGAGAGCGTTCTTGAGGTTGAGCCTGGGTTCCGCGACGAGGCGCAGGCCGAAATGGCGAAGCGAGAGGACACGCGCACAAGTCCAGCCGAGCCCGCGCCCGTGCTGAACACTCTCATGGGTGGCGTGGCATCCGGCCAGCAGGCAGATGTCCTTGGGATGTTGGCCGGTGGCATGGGCGGCGAAGCACCGCCGCAGATGCCGGATGAACTGATGGGTCTCACTGACGGGGGTCAGGCATGAGCGACAAGACACAGGTGGAACAGTTCTCCTCCGAGTTCAAAGAACAGTTCGGCGTTGACATCGGGGCCATCCTGACCGGGAACCGCAGCGGTGGCCTGACGGCGCTCCTGGAACATCGTGTGCATTCGATCATGGAGGAGTTCCTGGGGCTTCAGGCCGACGGGTTCGCCCACAATGCGGCCATGCTTCAGGGCCGAGCGCGAGAAGTAACGGAACTTCTTGATGCGCTTGAGGAGGCAGAGGCGCTTAAACTGATTTGAAATATCTCTCCGGTCCCAAGCAATCAAGCTTGGCCCGACTCAACAAGGAGCCCAAATGGGCAACCAGCCACTCAAACCGCTTCCTCGCTCGGCAAGCGAGGAGTCGCCCGTAACTACGCACAACCGCAAACTCCTCGAAGCCGCTGGCGTCACGTTGGACGCCAATGGGCGAGCGGTTTTCATCGACGGTCGTGGCGGTGGTGAAGGCGGCAACCCGGAAGGTGAAGACCTTTCCGGTGCCTCGCCCTATGGGACTCTTAACGAGGGCGAAGATGGAGGTCTCGCCGAAGGCGGCGAGGCCGTGACCCAGCACCAAGACGGCGAGGTTCCTCCGGCAGAGCCGCAGGATAAGCCGGTCTCGGGCCTGGAGAAGCGCGAGCTTGATGCTCGCAATGCGCAGGTTTCCATGGAGCGGGCGCGTGGCGCTCTCCGGCAAGTGCTGGAGGAGGCCAATGCTGCTATCAGCCGCCTCACGGAACTTCGCAACGGCGTCGAACTGAAAATCCCCGACATGAACCCGGCCGAGCCGGAGGAGATCGAGGAGTTCCGCCGTGTCTACCCGACCGAGTACGGCGTGATGGAAGCCCTGGTGAAGCCCGTCTACGAGATGGTCCAGCAGATCCACGCGCAGCTTCTTGGTCTGGTGGACAGCATGGCCGACACTGAGATGCGGAAGGCGTCGCGCACTTCCATCTCTGCGGTGGAGTACTTCGTCCCGAACGCCAAGAAGATCGCCATGAGCGATGGCTTCAAAGCCTGGGTCTACAGCCTCCCGAAGGCAACCCAATCGCTCTACATCGACATCGTGAACAACACGCCGAAGTATGTTCCAGGCGACGTCCTCATGATGTTTGCGAACTTCGCTGGCGCCACGGAAGAGGATGTCTTCGCGGTGGAGTGGAGGCCGGGTGACGAACTCAGCTTCGACGTCGAGGCTTCTGCCCCTGCACCTGGCGCGGCCAACATCCGTCAGGATCGCGGGAGGCAGGCACCCAGAGCCCTTGACCGTGGGCGCGGTGGATCCAGCGGCGGAGCAATGCCGCAGCGTCCCCGCCCGCAAGCGCATGGCCAGGGCCAGCCCGAAAAACTTCT